TGACTGCGTGATTGATTGCCCTACAGCTATAGGCAACGCCACTGCGGTATTGAGTGTGGGCGACACGGTTGGCGGTAATGCCACGTTCATTAACTCCTTCTCAATTACTGTCGCCTCTGGCGCGGGTCGTAAATACCCCACCACGGAGGCTGGCGGCGCATTGGCGTGGGCTGACACGGGCACTGCTGATAAGAAGCTTACTTGGACAACCACAGGCGCCACAGACGCTGGTGAGATTCGAGTAACAATCCTGTATCAACAGAACATCAACCTAAGCTAACGTAACGGGGCTTCGGCCCCTTTTTAGGAGAACAAGATGGCTGATGCAGTTATTAGCAAGATCATTGAAGACGGCCCAAGAACAGCGATCATGTACTTTACTAATGTCAGCGATGGCACGGGTGAAGCCGCCGTTGCCAAGGTGGACGTATCTGCGTTAAGCGCAGACCCCGCCAGCAAGGGCGCGTGTACGAGTGTCAACATTGAAAGCATCCAGTACACAACAAAGGGCATGGGAGTCCAGATTTTCTTTGACGCCACTACCAACGTGTTGGCGTGGGAGTTGATTGCCGACTATGGCGATACACTGGATTTTTCTGATTTTGTTGGCTTGCCAAATACAGCCGCCGCCTCTGGGAAGACGGGTGACATCCTGTTTACCACGACAAGCGCGAGCAACGGCGACACCTACTCTGTAGTCCTCAAGCTAAAAAAGAATTACGGCTAATGAGGCTGTATTACAAGAAGGGCGGCAAGACCAAAAAGTCTAAGTCTCGCGTCAATGAGGCCGGAAACTACACTAAGCCTAGTCTTCGCAAGCGCATATTCAACCGGATAAAGGCTGGCGGCAAGGGCGGCAAGCCGGGGCAGTGGTCCGCAAGAAAGGCGCAGATGATGGCAAAGCAATACAAAGCCGCAGGTGGCGGCTATAAAGACTGATGGCGCTCAAGAAGACACAAAAGTCCCTAAAGAAGTGGACCAAGCAGAAGTGGCGCACCAAGTCTGGGAAGCCCAGCACCCAAGGGAAAAAGGCCACGGGTGAGCGTTATCTTCCTGAAAAGGCAATCAAGTCCCTCTCAGATAAAGAATATGCCGCCACCAGCCGCAAAAAGAAAGCAGATACAAAGAAAGGGAAACAGCACTCCAAGCAACCCAAAAAGGTTGCCAAGAAGACGGCGAGGCACCGTAAGTAATGCGGCTCTACTACAAAAAGGGTGGTCGCGTTGACAAAGGCGCGATGGCGTGCAACAAGCCAAAGCGGACTCCCGGTCACTCTAAAAAGTCGCACATTGTAAAGGCGTGCGAGGGCGGGAAAGAAAAGGTCATTCGATTTGGTCAGCAGGGTGTAAAGACCAACCAAACAGTGGGACAGCGCAAGGCGTTTAAATCACGCCATGCCAAGAATATAAAGAAGGGCAAGATGTCTGCGGCCTATTGGGCTGACAAGACAAAGTGGAGTCCAAGCAAAACCAAGTCCAAGTCCAAAAAATGGAAAAAGGGTAGCTAAATGCCTATAAGCAGAGCGCAAATGGGCAAGCAGATTAAAAATGCGCCCAAGTCGAAAAAGGCAAAAGCGGCCAAGTGCAGAAACGGGCTGGCTCGCACGGGCCGAACTAGGGGGAGGAGGGTCTGATGGCTACTAGCGGCACAACGACTTTTACTCTTGACCTATCAGATATTTTTGAGGAGGCGTTCGAGCGTGCAGGCTCTGAGCTAAGAAGCGGCTACGACTATCGTACAGCACGGCGTAGCTTGGATCTGCTGATGCTTGAGTGGCAAAACCGTGGTCTTAACTTGTGGACAGTAAGAGATGCCACGCAGGCTCTGACCGCAGGAACGTCATCGTATGACCTTACCTCAGAGAAGTTAGACATAGTGGAAGGCTTGTTGCGTACTGACGCAGGTGACACATCTAAGCAGTCTGACCTGACAATGCAGAGAATATCCGTTAGCCAGTACGCTCATCAGACAAACAAGCTAACCCAAGGAAGACCGCTTCAATACTACGTTGAGCGTAAGCCTGCGGGGATAACGCTACATTTCTGGCCGGTGCCAGATGCTACAACCAGCTACACGTTTGCGTACTACTACCTAGATCGCATTGAGGACACTGGAAAGCCAGCATCTAACAACATGGACGTTCCAGCGCGGTATTTGCCGTGCATGGTGGCGGGTCTGGCATACCAGATTGCGAGCAAAAAGCCAGAGTCAATGAGCATCGCGCCTGCGCTCAAGCAGGTGTATGAGGAGCAATGGGATCTTGCGGCAGATGCATCAAGAGAAAAAGCGTCCCTTTACATGGCTCCGGGTGGATATAACAACTTATGAGTAGCTACGCGACCGGCTCCAAGGCGTTTGGGTTCTGCGACAGGACTGGCTTTCGCTATCCACTGCGCGACTTGGTTAGGCAGATTGAAGATGGCCGCTGGAATGGACTGCTTGTTGGCAGGGATGTTGTGGACCAAGACCAGCCACAGTTAAAACTGGGAGACGTTAATGCAAGTGATCCGCAGGCGCTTCGCTTTCCGCGACCTGATGATGGCCTTGATGAAAGTCGTGCGCTTTTTGCGTTCGATCCTGTCGGGGGAGGCAACACGGCACTTGGAAGCCGTACTGTTGGCCTCGACATGGCGGGTCTTGTTGGGCGCGTAACAGTGGAGACATCCTGATGGCGTTTACCTTTACCACATTAAAGCAGGTCATTCAGGACTATTGCGAGTCGAATGAAACCAGCTTTGTCAATAATTTGCCGACAATCATTCAGCAGGCAGAAGACAAGATACTAAAGACGGTTCAGTTGCCTGACTTCAGAAAGAACGTGTCTGGCTCAGTGGCAAACAACAACCAGTATCTGGTTATGCCATCGGATTTTCTAACGCCATACTCGTTAGCAATCGATAATTCTGGCTTTGAGTATCTCCTGTTTAAAGACGTAAACTTTATACGACAGGCGTATCCGCTAACATCTACACAGGGCGCCCCTAAGTATTACGGCATCTTTAGCCGCACAGCTTTTATTATCGGGCCAACACCAGATGCGGCATATGACGCTGAACTGCACTATTTTCACAAGCCCGAATCAATAACCGCCTCTTCGGACGGCACAAGCTGGTTGGGGACAAATGCCGAATCTACGCTTTTATATAGCTGTCTTGTAGAGGCGTACACCTACCTCAAGGGCGACCCAGACCTTATGCAGGTTTATACGCAAAGATACCTTGAGGCCATGAGCAAGTTAGAGGAGTTGGGCGAGGGGTACAGCACAACAGACAGCTATCGTAGCGGAGAGGTAAGGAAGCCTAGAGGATGATCAGTGTTAGTACCACGATGGATGTGGGTAGCGTTTTTGTAGAAACGACAAATAATAGGGGTTTTACACCCGAAGAGGTTGCCGAAAGATGCCTAAGCAGGGTTGTTTCGGTTGCGGATACTGCGATGCCAGAGGTTCAAGCGCAAGCGCAGGCATTCAAGGACCAGATTAGATCAGTCCTTGTTTTTTATATGAAGGAAGCCGTGAAAAGCGACCGAACTACTGTTTACAGCGCCTTGTGTGACGCAGGGCAAAAAGACCTAGCCGAACTCATAAGGAGACTTTGATATGGCTTTTAGCGGAAACTATATGTGTACGTCATTCAAGCAAGAATTGCTTGTAGGCTCACACAACTTCACGGCATCCAGCGGAGATACGTTCAAGCTGGCAATGTACACTAACTCAGCGAGCTTTAATGCGGCCACAACAGACTACACAACCTCCAATGAGGTAAGCGGCACGGGGTATTCGGCTGGTGGCGGAACGCTGACCAACGTAACTCCTACCACGTCAGGAACAACTGCACTGACTGACTTTGCCGACCTTACGTTCTCCAGCAGTACGATTACCGCTCGCGGTGCTTTAATTTACAACACGACAACTGCTGGCGGCACGGGCACCACGGATACGGTTGTTGTCTTGGACTTTGGCGCTGATAAGTCATCTAGTGCGGGCGACTTTACCATTGTATTCCCAACCGCTGACGCATCTAACGCGATTATCCGGATTGCATAGTCATGGCTTTAGTCGTTGCTGATCGCGTAAAAGAAACCACCACTACTACAGGCACGGGCACGATTACGCTTGCTGGGGCTGAACCTAATTTTATTACGTTCACTTCGGCCCTGTCTGATGGTGACACCACTTACTACGCCATTGTCGATGACGCCAACAGTGACTTTGAGGTCGGCCTTGGCACCTTTACGGCGAGCGGGACTACGCTGGCGCGAACCACTGTGCTTGCTAGTTCCAACAGCGGCTCTGCTGTTAACTTGCAGTCGGGCACCAAGGAAGTCTTTATCAATTACCCGGCAGACAAGTCGGTGTACTTGGATGGGTCCGACAAGGTTAAGTTTATTGGCACAACCTCTGTTGCGGAGATGATTGAGAAAGTAGACATTCCTACGTCTACAACAGGCACTATTAATTTTGATTTTCTTTCTCAGGCTGTTCAGCTTTACAACACAAATCAAACTGCAAACAGAACAATTAACTTCCGTGGCGATGGATCTAATTCGCTTGACAGCATAATGGCGGTAGGGGAAAGCATGACTGCCGCAGTGCTAATGAAGCAAGGATCATCAGCATATTACCTTAACGCTTATCAAGTAGACGGTTCATCAGTAACTCCCGAATGGTCTGGCGGCTCTGCCCCTTCTGCGGGCAACGCAAACTCAATTGACACGTATGTATTTACAATTATTAAAACAGCAAGCGCTACGTTTACTGTTTTAGCTAGCCAGAGTCAGTACGCATAATGCCGTTGTTATCTACAATTGGAGCGGCGTCGGCTAAAGGTTTTAATCCCGGCCTTATTGGTCCTCCTATAGTTGATTATTTAGTTATTGCTGGAGGTGCAGGAGCGGGTGGTGGCGCTAATAACGGAAGCACTGGCTGGACAGGGGGCGGTGGCGGCGGCGCTGGTGGATACATTTCAGCTACCAGTATAGAGCTAACTGCGGAAACTGAATACACCGTAACTGTAGGATCTGGAGGTTCTGGCGGGGGCGTACAGGCTCTTGGAAGTAATGGCAGTGATTCATCATTTAACAGCCAAACCGCTGTCGGCGGGGGTAAAGGCGGCTACGGTAATGCTGGCTATGGGGTTTCAGAGTCCGGAAGGCTAGGCGGCGATGGAGGTTCTGGCGGGGGCAGTGGCTATTCAAGCTCAACAGGCGGCTCTGGGACCAGCGGACAAGGAAATGATGGTGGCAGAGGTCCGGGTGGAAGTGACGGCTCTGGTGGCGGTGGAGGCGCTAGCGCAGTAGGACAAGATGGACAAAGTAGCTTTTCTGGCGGCGATGGCGGTAATGGCTCTGCTAGTTCAATTACAGGCTCAAGTGTAACCCGTGCTGGCGGCGGCGGCGCTGGTGGGTACGGTAGTGATGGAGGTACTGGCGGCTCTGGTGGCGGTGGAGACGGAGTAGGCAATGTAAACGGCGCTAACGGAGGTTCAGGGTCCGTAAATACTGGTGGAGGAGGCGGCGGCGGTGCAAGGGCTGGAACACCGGGAAGTGGCGGGGCTGGAGGTTCTGGCGTTGTAATTATTAGAACGCTTAGTACTGCTTCTGCAACAACTGGATCGCCGACCACCACAACAGATAGCTCATATAATATCTATACGTTTACAGGGTCTGGGAGCATTACATTTTAATGGCGCACTTTGCAGAAATAAATGAAAGCAACAAAGTAGTTCGTATTGCTGTGGTAGCTAATGCAGAGCTTCTTGACGGTAATGGTGATGAACAAGAGGCTTTAGGTGTTGCGTTTTGTAATCAGTTATTTGGCGGCACATGGAAACAAACAAGCTACAACAACAATATTCGCAAAAACTTTGCGGGGATTGGTTTTACGTTTGATTCATCGCGGGATGCGTTTATTCCTCCAAGGCCGTTTGCAAGCTGGGTTTTAAATGAAACAACTTGTCAATGGGAGCCTCCCCTTGCTATGCCTGATGATGAATATTTTTACGCTTGGAACGAAGAGACAACAAGCTGGGATCGGTTTGACGATCCTATTTAATAGAGTAATAAAACATGAGCAATGCTAGAACAGTTGCAGATTTGGGTGGAGTTACTCCTCATTACGGTCTCTCGGATTCCACCATATCGGACGAAATGACGGCATACCGGCAGGCTTTACGCGATGTCCCCCAGCAGGAAGGATTTCCAAACACAATTACATGGCCCACAAAGCCTTCGTAAGGTATAGGTTGAATTATGGCTTTCGTAATTAAAGACCGGGTTAAAGAAACCACCACAACTACAGGCACGGGTGCAGTATCGCTAGGTGGCGCATCCAGTAATTTCGTGACGTTTTCGTCTGTTTTGTCAGACGGCGACACCACCTATTACGCGATTGTGGACAGCGGCAATACCGCTTTTGAGGTTGGCCTTGGCACATACGCTAGCAGTGGAAACACCATTGCTAGGACGACAATTCTGTCAAGCTCCAACAGTGACGCCATTGTCGATCTTCAGTCGGGAACTAAGTTTGTATTTTGCGCGTTTCCTGCTGACAAGGCAGTGGTTGAGGACGCCACGGGCAAAGTAACCATCGACAGTAATGTCGGCATTGAAAGCGGCCTGATAGACCTCAAAAATGACGGCACTGCGTCTCGCATCAAGTTTTATTGTGAAAGCAATAACGCACACGCTCAGACGGTACAGAGCGCACCACATTCTGCGGCGGCGAGTAATACGCTGGTATTGCCTGCGACGGGTAGCAACCTTGTTTCCGACACGGCCACACAGACGCTCACAAACAAGACGCTAACGTCGCCCAAAATAAACGAAGACGTAGCGGTTACCTCAACAGCCACGGAAATTAACCTTCTCGACGGCGTTACCGCTACAACAGCGGAGCTTAACTACCTTGATATCACGACCCTCGGGACAACTGAGGCGTCAAAGGCCGTAACAGCGGACGCTAACGGCGTAGTGACGTTTGACAACGGCATATCAGAAGAGTACATAGCGGTTACATCTAGCAGTAATGCTACGACTGTAAACCTGCGGGACGGCACAAACTTTAGCCATACGTTGACGGAAAACACTACGTTCACTTACAGCAATTCTGCGGCAAGCGGCAAAGTGTCTGCATTTACCCTAAAGATTGTGCAGGACGCCAGTGCTTCTGGTTACACAGTAACGTGGCCCGGATCAGTGGATTGGCCGGGAGGAACCGCGCCCACCCTGACCGCTACCGCGAGCGCAGTGGATGTGTTTGTGTTTTACACGCACGACGGTGGCACGACCTACTACGGCTTTACAGCAGGGCAAGCGCTCGCGTGAGCAGAGTAGCTAACAAGTTAATAGCGGCGGCGGCTGGCGCTGGTGACGAAGCTGTTTACGTTGACAATGTGTTTTCTACGTCGGTGTACACCGCAGGTGGCACAACATTGGAGTCACATGACGCAACTGCATTGTCATTTGATGATAAGACCACTGCATTTACAGATAACGGGAACAAGACCATAGGATGGGACGGCAGTTCCGAGGTTAGAATACACAGTCTCTCCACTAAATATGACCTAAGCACGGCCAGTTCGCACAGCACCACCTCATCACTTTCAAATACTGGTGGTGAGTATTATATGACTCAAGACGGCACAAAGATGTACAACAATCCCGGCTCGGGAACCGTTTATCAATACAGTCTGAGTAGTGCTTTTGATCTTTCCACTGCTTCTTTAGTCAATTCTAAATCAGGGTTTTCCACAGGAGGCACGGCGTCTGTGGGTCTTTTAATGAAAGACGACGGGACCAAATTGATTACTCAGTTTGGAGGAAGTAGCACTACCTCAAGATTTGAAGAGTGGACGCTTTCAACAGCTTACGATATTACTACCGCAAGCCTGCAAAACACGACTGCCGCACAAATAGATGGCGGTTACGTCACCACAGCTATCAGCGCAGACGGCCACTACCTCTACTGGCTTGGCTCTCGCGCCGATGTGCTGGCACAGTTTTTTTTACCGACAGCATGGTCCGTAGCAGGTGCAATATATGTCGGCAACGTGTATTACGTTCCTTACACGGGTAGCGTAGCTGTAGGATTAACGATTGGCGGCGACGACAGTGATATTTTATGGGCCGGCAACAATACAAACGGTTACTACAAATTCCAGACCAATTTTGATGTCAGTTATATCCACCGACTTTTTGGCTTTTCAAAACAGGCTACAGATATAGATTTTCTGACGGATTCACCTAAATTTTTGATTTGGGGGAAAAGTCGGTCTCTTAGTGGTGACAATCATTTGATCGACTCAGAAACCGGCATTGAGAATTACGTAGAATCAAACACTACAAATGCTTCTGCCACTGGCAGTACAGTCGGAAGCCTATCCACCAGCGGGTACGGTCGAATTCGCACAGGGCTTATAGATGGCGGCACCACTGACTATGTGTCATGGACATTCCGCAAGCAACCGGGGTTTTTTGATGTTGTAACGTATACGGGTACAGGGTCTGCTCAAACTATTAACCATAGTTTAGGCTCTGCGCCCGGAATGATAATTGTTAAAGATTTAAACGTTGCTTATAACTGGATGGTGTATCACCGTTCTTTAGGCGGTTATAACTACTATCTACATCTCAACACAACAGATGGTCGTTTCAATAACTCCTCTGTATGGCAGTCAGAGCCTACAAACTCAACCTTTAGCGTAGGCCATTCGTGGAATAACAATAATGGGAGTAACTACGTAGCCTACCTATTCGCCCACGATGCTCAAGACTTTGGCACAGACTCCGACGAGTCAATTATTAAGTGTGGAAGTTACACAGGCAACGGCAGTACAGACGGCCCTGAAATTAACCTTGGGTTTGAGCCGCAGTGGGTTCTTATAAAAAATACAGCCGCCGCTGGCTGGATTGTGGCAGACAATATGCGAGGCATGGCTGTAGGCGACTACGATCCATATTTGCGTCCAAATGCCTCTGATGCTGAATATACTACTTACGATTGGATTCACCCAACAGCGACTGGATTTAAACTAACTCAAACAGGAAGCTCCTTAAATTCAAACGGCGACACTTACATCTACATGGCTATCCGCAGACCCAACAAACCAGCATCAGAGTTTGCGGCTACTGATTTGTTTTCTATGGATGCGGCAGGGCAAACATCAAACCCAGCGTTTGTTTCAAATGGTCATGTTGTTGATATGGCGTTTGAAAAAACCCCATTAAGCACTGGAGCGCCTTTGTTTTTTTCAAGGCTTACTGGACAAAAATATTTAAATAGCACTAGCACTGTTGCAGAAGCAACGGGAAGCTCAATTTTGTGGGATTACATGAGTGGCTGTCTAGATGGTTTTGGTGGCGCAAGTAGCTATCAAGCATGGATGTTTCGCAGAGCGCCGGGGTTCTTTGATGTTGTAGCGTATACGGGTCAATCAGCAGAAATGTCAGTCAGTCACAATCTTGGCGTAACTCCAGAGCTAATTATTCAGAAATGCAGAACGCAGGGAACCGGTTACAACTGGAATTCATGGTATACAGGGCTGACAAACAGCCAATATATCAATTTGAATACGACTGCCGCTGTAGGTTCATCAAGCAATATATGGGGGACAAATTCGACAGTAGCGACTGACTCAATATTTAGGGTTGGTGCCGCAACAACCGGAGTGAATGGCGGCTCATCAAATACTCATATCGCTTATTTATTTGCATCAGTAGACGGCATTTCAAAAGTCGGAACGTATACAGGAAACGGCACAAACGGCCATGTTATAGATTGCGGTTTTTCCAATGGCGTTAGATTTGTGCTGATTAAAATGACCAACGGAACTGGAAACTGGTATTTGTTCGACAGCGTGAGAGGAATAACATCGTCGCTAGACAATTACATACTGCTAAACCAAACAGCGGCACAAACAACTGACTCAGGCGCTGATGTTGGCCCAAATTCTAGTGGCTTCACGGTTTCAGGAAATGACGTAAACAAAAACAACGACACGTTTTTATTTTTAGCAATCGCATAGGAGAATCAACTATGTCGGAATATCGCATCAGATCAACGGGGGAGGTCAAATCTCAAGGCCAAATCCGCAGTATGCACCCGAATGTTTCACTACCTAAAGTATGGAACGCAAACGTCAATGAGACACTTGGGATTGACCCTGTACTGGCGTCACCACAGCCTGACCCGTCTGGAGATTATAAGGTTGTTGTACGTAACGGTGTTGAGCAAGACGCTAATGGTAACTGGGTATATGCTTGGATAGAAAATGATATGTTCCAAGAGCACACGGAGACTGACGAAGACGGTGTAGAAACGACTGTAACCGTACAGGCTCAGATAGATGCCAAGGTAGCCGCTGACAATGCCGCTCTAGAGGCCACAGAACGCTCTACACGGGACGATCTGCTAAAGGCTACTGACCACTACGGGTTGTCTGATGTAACCATGACAGACGCTATGACGGCCTACAGGCAGGCTTTACGTGATGTACCACAGCAGACAGACTTTCCCGGAACTATCACATGGCCTACGAAACCGTAATAATGGGGTGTTGTAATGATCGACCCAGTAACAGCAGTTGCGGCGGCAACCAAGGCATATGCTGGTGTGCGGGCATTTATCGAAGCGGGGAAGTCAATAGAGGATACATTTCAGGTAGTAGCTAGATGGCAAGGCCATGCATCAGATGTGTTATATGCAAGCCAAAGACAAAAGAAACGAACAAGCCCTTTTAAAGCTGTAGTTTTTTCAGGATCGGTAGAAGCAGAGGCGGCACAAATGTTTGCCGCTAAGAAAAGGATAGAACAGCAACGCAAGGAACTAATAACGCTATTGCAATATGCATACGGCAATGAGGGTGTAGCAGAATATCGACAATGCGTTAGAGAGGTAACCGAACAAAGACAGCGTGAGGTATATGCTCAGCAAGAGGCAAAAGACACGGCAGTTAAATCAACATGGATTGTTGTGCTTTTGGGAATTCTTGGCGGAATAATAAGCTTTATTGTTAAAGCAGTGTCAGGCAAGGGGTAGTGAAGTGGATCAAAACATGGTTAACACGCTAATCACCCTTGGTTCAGGAGTTTTTGGATGGCTGATTAAGACGCTGTGGGACTCTGTTAGAAGGCTGGAGAAGAATGTTGGCGATATGGAGGTTCTTGTTGCCGACAAATACGTCAAGCGCGACGAGTTTCGTGAAGATATACAGCGTATATTTCAAAAGCTAGATACGATAGAAACGAAAATTGATCGAAAGGCAGACAAGTAATGTTTGGCTCTCGTAGCTTTTCCGCCGCCTCATTTAGCCAAAGTCCAACCGGACCTATTGGCTTAAAGGGTCTTGCCGCTACCGGTGGGGTTGGTAGTGTATCTGTTAACGGCGACGCTGATGCGGTTGTTGCCGGCCTTGAGGCTACCGCATCTAACGGCGTTCTCGTCTTTAATGAATCGGTAGCCGCAACTGGCCTTGAGGCCACGGGCAGTGTTGGGTCGGTATCTATATCACTGCCTATAGGCGCGACTCTGACGGGTGTTTCTGCGTCCATGCCCATGACCTCTACGGCGGCGGGCGGCTCTTTGCTTGGCGGGCTGGCGTTTGCGGAGGAGCCACTTGCCACCTTAACGGACGGTGATCTTCAGATCACCATCAAGTTGGGTGCGGGGGCATCCGTCACCGGACTTGAGGCTACCGGCACGGCAGGGTCGGTACAAGTAAGCGGCGTGGCTAACACTGACGTTACAGGGCTTGGCGCTACCGGCTCCGTAGGTAGCGTTACTGTAGATGCGGCTGGTCAGGCTGAAGTGACGGGCGTAGCCGGCACGGGCACGACTGGCTCTGTGACCGTGATACAAGGCTCGGGGGCCAATGTTGCGGTTAGTTCGCCAAGACTTCAGGGGCAGGTCGGCGTTGTCGCCCCAAATGCGGAGGTTAAGGTATTTGTGACTGGCGTTTCTGGAGCCGGCCAGACAGTCGGAGCGTCCGTTGTTTCGTGGAATGAAATCATCCCCAACCAAGACCCCAATTGGGTTGAGATTGCGGCTTAGAGGAAGACATGACTAGCACTTACACAACAAACCTTGGTATTGAAAAGATCACAACTGGCGATCAAGCTGGGTTGTGGGGCGCCACAACTAATACCAACTTTGACATTTTAGATCAAGCCGTCAACGGGATCATAGCGGTGACGCTTGGGTCGGCAGGGTCTTCAGGTTCTCCTAACACGTTAGCAGTAACAAACGGGTCCGTGTCTGACGGTAGAAATAAGTTTATTGAGTTTTCTGATGGGGGAGACTTGGGCGCCACGGCTTATGTCCAGCTTACGCCAAATGACGCAGAGAAGATTGTATTCATCAGGAACAGTTTATCTGGCAGTAGGTCGGTAATCGTTTTTCAAGGCAACTACAGTGCTTCCAACGACTTTGAGTTGGCTAACGGAAAAGACGCTGTCCTGAAGTTTAGCGGGACAGGAACTGGGTCTACAGTCACTCAGGTGTTTGTTGACCTTGTCGCAACGAATGTGACCGGAAACCTGACGGGTAATGTCACAGGCAATGTGACAGGAAATGTTACAGGCGCTGTTACAGGCAACGTGTCAGGAAATTTGACAGGGAATGTTACAGGTAATGTCACTGGAGATGTAACAGGTAATGTAGCCTCATCAGGCGCCTCTTCGTTTTCAAGCATTGACGTGAATGGCGGCGCAATAGATGGCGCGATAATCGGGGCTAACTCTGCCGCCGCAGGCACCTTTACCAATTTGACAGCGTCAGGCACGTCAGCGCTTACGACAGTGGACATAAATGCTGGCAATATCGACGGCACCAACATTGGGGCTGGCACTCCGGGGGCAGGCACATTTAACTCCCTTGCCACGACAGGCGACAGCATTAGAGTGGACACCAGCCAGACGCCAGCAAGCTCCTCGGCGTCAGGAACAAAAGGCGAGATTGCCTATGACACGGATTACATATACGTCTGTGTCGCAACCAACACTTGGAAGCGGGTAGCACTTTCTACCTTCTAAGGAGAAGTCATGTTACAGGCACTGCTAGGGCCGGTCACGAACCTTGTCGGCGGGTTTCTCAATAATAGACATGAGCAGGCGCAAGCCAAGCACCAAGCAAAGCTACAGGTAATACAAAATGATGCTGACTGGGAAGCAAAAATGGCGGCGGCGTCTGCCAGCAGTTGGAAGGATGAGTTCTGGACTATCGTGCTCGCAGTCCCTCTCTTTTGTCTTGGCTACAGTGTCGTGGTTGATGATCCCGCTATTCTTGATCGCGTTTCTAACAGCTTTTCTGCTCTGGATACTCTTCCAGACTGGTATCAGTATCTACTGTTTCTTGCGGTGTCCGCGTCATTCGG